GAAGACGGGTGAATGTTTTAGGAATTGCACTTTTGAAAAATCTTGAAGTGGTTCACAACCAGTAACAACATAACCGGCTCGCTCAGCGGCTGCGGTTAAGGTAGCAGGTGTGATTTCATCACAAAAAGATATGGCATACCCTATCAAAAGGGAAGCTAAATTGTTGATGGCTGTAGTAAGTGTACTACCGGAGAAAAGGCGAGGGTTGCGGAATTTAATCTCAACCATTGGTCCACCCCGTTGCAACGAATTCGCGCGCACACGTAAAGGCGCGCGACATTGAGCCACCAAAGACCTGGCATCATGTAAACAATGCTCAGGGAAAAGTTGCAATAACGCTTGAAACAAAAATTCGGAATGTGAAGCATCACATGACGAAATGTCAAGATTGTACCATTGTAACACTCCATTCACCCGAATCGCCAAAGTGGAATCATCGGAGAAGTAGACGAAATAAAAACGCCCAGGAGGGTTGTACAATTTTTCGAAAACGTCCTGCATAACGAATGGGTCAGGTGATTTAACAAAACGAAAATGCCCACCGTTAGCTTCAAGAATATGTACAGATTGTGCTTCTTTTACAATGTTCATAAGCCAAGCCCCAGCAAGAGATGCATTAGTGTGAAAATCAATAACAGCACGACCAGGTTTTTCTGGTCCTTTGCTATATTCATACTTAAGCATCATTTCTACACGAGCTGATCGTGCGTTAGGGTATAGCCAATGGGATGTGTTATTATACAAGTCTCCAGTAGTCTGGAGGTCGTCATATGCATGGACTCGTAGCACCTTCTTTGGGTGGGGATCCGCATGATGACGACGGGCTTCCTCTTCGCGTCCGTGGTACTCATCGAAATGGGGTGCATAAGCAACCGCGGCGCTAAGCAAGAAATCCTGAGCAAAAGCAATGAAGGCGCCTTGTTGTCGAAACAGCGCTTGATGCCTGCCAGGTTCAAGTGGAAACCGAGCGGCCAGCAACCGGTATTTGATAGCTTCAGCTATTGTATGATTGGTTCTCTCAATCATGATAGCGCTATGACTAACACCTGGTCCAAAACATGTGCGTTTTTGGAAGCTGACTGGTTGTTCTTCCTCTGGAAAACGAAAAGAGCCATCGGCTAAGGCAAACTCGGCCCCAATGGTATAATCGTAATCATTGGAAGAAAGAAAATCCTTCCTTAAATTATTAGGCTGGGTCCCTATGCAGTAGGGAGCCCGCTGCTCTGGGATCCCAAAGCAGGTGCCGTGCTGCGAAAAGTTGGCGCGGTGGCAACTGTCACTTTTGCTTGCGCATTCAAGAAAATGAGGTCTTG